GGATCGTTACTTGTAAAAATCTATCTTTATAACCCGCTGTTTGATATTCGCGAGTTTCAGAGCCTGCATTCAAATGAATTGCAGGAAATTCCTCTACTTCATCCCAAAACTTCATTCGAGGATGAACATTTTCACCTAGATTGCTAAGAAAAGCTCCTGAGCCATCTATTGTCTTGAGAGCAGTAACCAAACCTTCTAGTATATTATGCCTTCTAGAAGCATAGGTTCTTGTGGTTGCCATCAAACTCTCCTAGTGTAAAATCTTCCTATTGCCATTTGTTGTGCGATTTCTCTTATAGACAAATCAATTAAATCTCTTGGATCTCTATCTGCACTTGCAAATCGAGTACCGCTTGTACGCTCAAAAACTCCGTAAGGATCTTTTTGATAAGTATATCCAATACTTGCAAATCCTTGTGGCGTCTTTTGAATCTCAGTTACTCTTGTACTTGAGGCAAAAGTTCCTGTTCTATTTTCTAATCTTGGTGCTCCCATATTTTTTGCTACCGTTTGAGGTAGTTTTGCATTTAAAAGCCCTTGTAGTTGTACAAAAGAAGTTCTTGAGGATGCTTTTTCTTTTTTAGGAGTATGTATTCCGTCGGTCTCAACTCCTCTAAAAACAGCATATCTTTTTACTTTCTCTTCACTTCTTGAAACAGGTTTAGATGCATTTGATTTTTCACTTATAACCTTTCGTCTTTTTCCTGTTACTTTTTTATTTTTTGATGGTTTTCCTGCAAAAGCCTCTAGCACTACTTCAGTTACGGCATCTCTAACGGTTGTACTTGTAGGATTATTTATAATATCAGTATATTCTTGTAATGTTTCTTCAAAAGCAGCTCTTTCTCGTTTAGCATCTTCTGTATTTAATCTAAAGTATTGACTAGATAAAATTACGTTGAACTCTTTTTTGAATTTACCGCCAGAAGTTAGAAACTGACTGTGATTCATATTTACTTTTATATTATGTTTTTTTCTAGAAATAGATGCAATTGTTTTTAACTGCTTTACCTCTGCATCACTTAAATTGAATTTTTCACTTGCTTCTTGTACTGCTCTATCTAATGCAAATTGAGAAGAAGAAACTCCCCTATCTCCGTGCCCTACTTGAGATGCTTTACTAATTTGTGCTGCAGAAATTGGCTTTTGATTACTACGTCTCTCTAAATTATTTATATAATTTGCTTGAATTTGAGAAGCATCTGTAGAGTTTTTACTTTTATATTTTAATGTCTTTGCTTGCTCAAAATTAGTTACCAAGTAAGCAAAATCTCCTGCTTTAGTCTTTGCTTTTTGAGCATTAGCTAGTGCTAAAGTTCTTTCTTCTGGAGTATCAAATTTTACTAAAGCTTCTTTTCCTTTGTAAAAACCATCTATCAAATTAAAAAGCTCGGTGCGCTCTGTAAGAGTAAGTCTAATCCCAAATTCTTTATAAATTATTGCTGCTTGATGGTTTTTATTTATTACATAAATTTGACCATATTCTTTCTCAAGATCACTTCTTGCTTGTGGATCTTTTTTCTTTTTAGCACTTTCTTTTCTTTGAGTAGCTCTTGCTACAACAAAATCTAGTGCATTTTTTAATCCCGGTCTACTCACTAGAAGTTCTTATACAAGTCAAGGACTCGCTTGATGTGATCAGGAAATGCAACACTATCTCTCATAGACGTAGTACCCTGATTTTGGATACTTGCTCCTGCTAACACCTTTCTTTCTTTATGCTCATCATTGAGATAATAACTTATTAAATCAAAAACGGCAAGTTTCAAATCTGCCGGAGTAGTTGCATACCCTGCGGTATAAACAATCTTTACTGCTCCTGGCCCTCTTTTCCAATTCGTGTAACCTGCTGAATTGGTACGAAAAACTGTATCTGTGGACTTATCTAAATAAAAGTCATTGTTTCCGGAAGTAAGAGATACATATGCACTTCCTTGATTCGGTCGTTCTGCAACACTTACTAAAGCATTGACAGGACTTTCTGTTAACTGAACAATATAAGTATCCCAGTTAATATTTAGTATTTCTTCTTTATTCGTACTAAAGAAATCAATAATACTGTTTCCACAATAAGTTTTTACTAATTGACTCACGGAAGGTACCAAAGCTTCTAACCTCAAGTCATGCTTGGGGTTATTTATGCCTTCGGCATCTTTGTAGTCAGCTATAGTTGTTAAATCTGCCATAAGTAAATTAGTAAAAACTGGGGGAGGAAGGCCTCCCCCGCGTTTCTAGGATAAATCCGTAGTATTACGCTACAGAATCTATCTTGATTGAAGGTTGGTCGGCTGACGCGCCTGCTACAAGCTCTTCGAAACCGAGAGACTGAGTAGCAACGATTACACGTCGCTGATTCATTACTTCGTAATCCTGCTCTACGGTTACACCGCGGAGACGAGGAACAACATAGTTGCGTGCGTAAACAGCAAAAGCTACAGGAACACCTGCGCCTTCTGCGGCAAACTCTTCGGATACGATTACTGGAGAACCAAATACCGCTCCGATGGTACCAACAACTCGGATTGCCAAGTCGCTTCCAACTTCATCAAGAGTTTGGAAGGCAGAATCACTTAACAAGTCATAATACATATTAGGACTTACAATATAAGTGATGTCTGAAGGATTGAGGCCGTACTTGCCCATTTCCTTACGTGCTGCAAGAAGTTGAGCAGCAGTCATGGTATTGAAATCACCCGTACCAGCATTACCAGAAATGTCGTGCTTGGCGGTAGCTGCTGCTGCAACACCATCAAGGCCAGAAATGCTGCCGCCACCGTTAAGGATAGCGCCTTCTACTGCACGGCCATGTGCACGTGCAACACCTTCAACAAGCATAGGCATCAAGTTGATGAGTACTTGCTCGTCGACTTCGTTGTCCATAAAGGTGCTAGAAATCAAACGATAAGCATTCAAGATAACTTGCTTAGGCTTGTAGGTGCTGTCTGATGCGCCACGATTCTCCAAGTTGCCAGAAGTAGCATTCGTTGCGAATACTGCAGGCTCAACATCAACTGAGATGGGGAGAACTGTAGACTTACCATTTACAGGAATTTCACGGAACAGACGAGCTACTTTGAGTTCGTTCTGAATTTCTTTTTCAATCAAAGAAGATACTTCTTGATCGATATCTGCTGCGTTTGAAGCATAGTCTATACCAGCTTTCTCTTGAATGTCACGAGCAAAGTCAGTATCCCAACCTTTCTGTGTCATTACACCCAACATGTGGGCATTCAAGAAATCTTGACCGAAGGTGCTGATTTCAGACTTAGAAGAGCGATCAGCGAATACACGCTTAGACTCACGCATCTTAGTGATTTCGTCAGTCTTTTCTTCAAGCTCTTTCTTGTACTTCTGAAGCGTTTCTTCCATATCAGCGCCACGCTTTGTAAGTTGCTCTTGAACGTCAGCCATAAGCCTTTCAGTACCTGATTCAACACCAGATACAACAGCTTGCTTAACTTCTTCTTCTTGAGCTGCTTTTTGCTCAGCTTCTAATTGAACCTGTGCTTCAGCTTCTTGTGCTGCTTTTTCTTCTGCAGCTTTTGTCTCGGCTTGTTTCATTGCAATTTTAGCAGCAGTCTCTTCTGCCACCTTCTTAGCAAATGCTTCCAAGTCGATTTCGGGAGTTTTTACTTCTTCCGACATTTTGATCTCCTTTTGGGCGTTAACCCCGTCCGGTGTTTCACTAGCTACATTAGAAGATTTATCTTCATCCTTAGCCAGAGACTGACCGGCTAGATCTACACGATTGGTGAAAGTTTTCTTGAAATCTTCATACTCTGATTCAGAGTCAAAAGACTTCGCCAGAGAGAAAGTAGCTGCTTGATTGCAGGGAACGGAAACAACCGATACCTCAAACAACTCAGCATCCTTTATCTTATATCCGTCAGTTTCCGATAGGTAATCAGCATCCTTGACTCGGAAACCAACAGAAAAGGCTCCAAGGACACCGTCTTTAACTAAATCACACACGCTTTCGGGTGCGGACTTACTAATCTTCGCTTCAAGCTCTAAACCATTTGGAGTTACCTTGAGCCCTGTGGCTCTTCCAATTGGCTTGTTATAGTCATGATTAAAAAGAATGATAGGATTATTTTCGAAATTTTTCAAGCCACCTTTTGCCCAAGCGTCTGGAGAAATAGTATCCCCGGCACGGTCAAAATCGTTTGTGCTTGCCATGCCACGAATCATGACACTTCCGTCTTCAACGGTTTGCGACTTGAAAGTAGAAGTTAGATTAAAAATCTTATTCATTATACTTCCTTCTTCACTGAAGTCTTTTTAGAGGACAGAGTAGTTCTCTTTACTGGAGCTTCAGGCTTGGGTGGTGGGGGAGGAGGCGGAGGGTTCTCTGCCTTTTTAATCTCTTCCCATAGATCGGGAAATGTTCCTTCTAAAGTTTGAAGAAGTCTTGACCAGCTTCCAAAATGATTTAGTGCCATTCCAGAGCGAATAGGCACATCGTTTCCAAATTCATCGTAGTCGTGCTTTTCAAGAACTTTTCCTTTCTCTAGCATAAACATTCCGATTGCCTTCAATATTTCATTTCGGACTCTAAGTCTCGCCATCTTCATCTCCTTCTATGGGTCTACCACCTTCATCGGGATTTGCAGCACTTCCAGCAATATTAGCCGGAACTCGTAAATCACTGTGTCCTTCTACGGCTTCAAATCCTAAATGTTCTCTCGCTTCATTTGGAGAAATAATTCCTCCATTCACTAAAGCAGTATAGTACTGCGATTGATCTCGAAGCTCTGGCTGAAGTGCGGGAATATCTGTAATGTCCTCTTT